ATGAAAATGCCCTTTCATCTGCCGGGAAGGCGCCCGGCCGAGCCCGTCGGCGTGCCCGACAAAAAGGCGGCGACAATGCTTTCCGCAATCGCCTTCAGCGGCGAGGCGCGCTGGTCTGGCCGGTCCTATGCCGCCCTTGCCCGCGAGGGGTTCATGAAGAACCCGGTGGCCCACCGCGCCGTCCGCCTGATCGCGGAAGCCGCGGGCGCCATGCCCTGGCAATTGTTCGACAACGGCACGCTCGTTTCAGACCACCCGCTGCTTTCGCTTCTGAAGCGGCCGAACCGGCGCATGTGCGGTGCGGATTTCCTCGAGGCGCTGTTCGGCGCGCTTCTGCTTTCCGGCAATGCCTATGTCGAGCCGATCGTTCTCAGCGGGGACCTGCGCGAACTGCATCTGCTGAGGCCTGACCGCATCCGCGTGATCGAGGGGCGTGACGGCTGGCCGGAGGCCTATGAATACCGCACCGGCAACCATGTGACCCGATTTGCCGCCGAAGGCGAGGGGCTGACGCTTCTGCATATGCGGCTCTTCCATCCGCTCGACGACCAGACCGGGTTTTCGCCGCTTGCCGCCGCGCAGATGGCGCTGGACCTGCACAATGCTGCTTCCGTCTGGAACAAGGCGCTGCTCGACAATTCCGCAAGGCCGTCCGGCGCGCTGGTCTATCAGCCGAAGGACGGCGGAAACCTGACCGAGGAACAGTATGAGCGGCTGAAGCAGGAGCTGGAGGAGGGCTATTCCGGGCCGGTGAGGGCAGGGCGTCCGCTGCTTCTGGAGGGCGGGCTCGACTGGAAGGCGATGGGGCTGACGCCGCGCGACATGGATTTCACCGAGGCGCGCAACGGGGCGGCACGCGACATCGCGCTTGCCATCGGCGTGCCGCCGATGATGCTCGGCATACCGGGCGACAATACCTATTCCAATTACCAGGAGGCAAACCGCGCCTTCTACCGGCTGACCGTTCTGCCGCTGATTGCCCGCACGGCCGCCTCGCTGACGGCCTGGCTGGAGCCGGCCTATGGGGCGGGGCTGAAGCTCGAGCCGGATCTCGACCAGGTGCCGGCCCTTGCCGCCGAGCGCGAAGCGCTTTGGGCGCGGGTCGGGTCTGCCGGCTTCCTGAGCGACGACGAGAAGCGCGAGGCCGTGGGGTACTGAAACATGCAAGAGCTTTCAGGAGGAGCCGCTATGGGCGAAGGAACGATGCTGGCCGATGAACTGAAATATGCCGATCTGTCGCTGACAGACCTTGCCGGGGACGGCTCCTTTTCCGGCTATGCCAGCCTCTTTGGCGAAGTTGATCTAGGCAAGGACATGATCGAGCGCGGCGCGTTTTCACGCTCGCTGCAAAAGCGTGGGGCCGAGGGCGTGCGTATGCTGTTCCAGCACGATCCGTCCGAACCGATCGGCGCCTGGCGCAAGCTCCGAGAAGACGGGCGCGGCCTTTATGTCGAGGGCGTGCTGTCACCGGATGTGGCGCGGGCGCGCGAGGTGCATGCGCTGATGAAATCCGGAGGGCTCGACGGACTTTCGATCGGTTTCCAGACCGTGCGCGCCAAGACGGACGCGAAGACCGGCGTGCGCCGGGTGCTGGAGGCCGATCTCTGGGAAATTTCGATCGTCACCTTTCCGATGTTGCCCTCGGCACGCATCGCCAGCGTCAAGCAGGCGGGTGACGCATTTCCCACCATCAGGGAATTCGAGCGATGGCTGACGCGGGATGCCGGCCTGAGCCGAAAGGCGGCGCGCCGGTTTCTCACCGGCGGCTATGACGCGCTTGTCGGCGGGCGGGATGCGGCCGACGGCGATGACTACATGGACGACGAACGTCTGCTCGGCCTTCTGCGACGGGCGCGGGCGATGATGTCGTCCTGATTGCACTTTTTCATCGAAAGGAATTCATCGTGACCGATGCGAAGATGACAGCGGCGCCCGAGACCAAGAGCGCGCCCGCGAGCATTACCGAGGCCTTCGAGGCCTTCATGTCGAGCTTCGAGGCGTTCAAGGACGCCAATGACCGAAGGCTCGGCGAGCTCGAGAGCAAGATGGGCGAGGATGTGCTGACCCGCGAAAAGGTCGACCGCATCAATCGCGCCATGGACGCCCAGGCCCGCCAGCTCGACGAGATGCAACTGAAGCGGGCGCGGCCCGCGCTCGGGCGCGCAACGAGCCTTGCGGCGAGCGAGCACAAGGCCGCGTTCGAGAACTATATCCGCCGCGGCGACGAGCACGGACTTCGTGCGCTGGAGGCCAAGGCGATCTCGACGACCGAAAGCGACGGCGGCTATCTGGTGCCGGAGGAGACGGATAGCGAGATCGGCCGCAGGCTTTCCGCCGTTTCGCCGATCCGCCGGCTGGCAACCGTGCGCCAGGTTTCCGGCGCGGTGCTGAAGAAGCCGTTCATCGCGTCGGGCTTCACCGCCGGTTGGGTCGGCGAGATTGCCGACCGCGACCAGACGGCGACGCCCGATATCTCCGAGCTGTCCTTCCCGACCATGGAGCTTTACGCCATGCCGGCGGCGAGCGCCTCGCTGCTCGATGACGCGGCCGTCGATGTCGAGAACTGGATTGCCTCGGAAATCGACATTGCCTTCGCCGAGCAGGAAGGGGCCGCCTTCGTCGGCGGCAATACGGCGAATACGCCGAAGGGCTTCCTGAGTTATACGACGGTGGCCGACAATGCCTGGGAATGGGAGAAGATCGGCTATATCGCCACCGGCGTCGATGGTGGCTTCAAAGCGGCCGATCCCTCCGACACGCTGATCGAGACGATCTATGCGCTGAAGGCGGCCCATCGCCAGAACGCCCATTTCGTCATGAACCGCAAGACGCAAGGGGCGATCCGCAAGTTCAAGGATGATGACGGCAATTATCTCTGGCAGCCGCCGGCAAGTCTCGGCCAGCCGGCCTCTTTGATGGGCTTTCCTGTCACCGAGGCGGAAGACATGCCGGATATCGGCATCGACACCATGTCAATCGCCTTCGGCGATTTCGCCGCCGGCTATCTGGTCGTCGACCGGGCCGGGGTCAGGATCCTGCGCGATCCCTATTCGGCCAAGCCCTATGTGCTGTTCTACACCACCAAGCGCGTTGGCGGCGGGGTTCAGAACTTCGAGGCGATCAAGCTGGTGAAGTTCGGCGACGCGTAAGGCGCCCCGAGGAACGAAGTGACCGACCCCGGCAACGTCTGCCGGGGTTTTTTCATGGCAGAAGGACGATTTCGCGATGAGCTATGCGCTGATTACGCCGGCAGCCGAGGAACCGGTGACGCTTGACGAGGCCAAGGCGTTTCTGCGCCTCGACAGCAGCGACGAGGATGCGCTTGTCGGCGATCTGATCACCACGGCGCGGGACTATCTGGAGATGGTGACCGGGCTTTCGCTTGTGACTCAGGAATGGCGGCTTTACCGCGATGACTGGCCGACAAGCGGCATGGTGTCTCTGGCCCATGGCCCGGTCACCGCAGTCGGAGCCGTGACGCTTTATGACGGCGAGGGCGCTGCTTCGGCGGTGTCTCTCGATCGCGCACGCCTTGATGGCCGGGCGCGGCCGGCGCGCTTCTATCTGCCAGATCTCGCGGGCCGGAAGACGGGGCTCAACGGCATCGAGGTCGATTTCACGGCCGGTTTTGGTCCTGCGGCCGATGTGCCGGATGTCGCCAGGCAGGCGATCCTTCGCCACGTCGCCCATATGTTTGCCTTTCGCGGCGTCGTTGCCGCCGATCAGCAGCCCGCCGGCGCGCCGGATGGCTATGATCGGCTGATCGCGCCGCTGAAGGCCTGGAGGCTGTGATGCTGACGCTCGATCCCGGCGCCTTTTCCGCCCGCCTCGACCTGATGACGCCGGTGGCGGCGCCGGACGGGCAGGGCGGCGCAACCATGACATACACGCTGCTTGCCAGGGCCTGGGCCCGGATAGAGCCGGTTTCCATCGGTGCCAGCGAGGAGGCCAATGGCGAAACCTTCCACGTGACGCACGAAATCTGGTTGCGGGCACGGGATGATCTGGAATCCGGCATGCGGCTTCAGCGCGGCGCGCGGGTCTTCAGGCTTGCCGGGTTTCGTGATCCCGACGAGACGGGCCGCTACACGGTCTGCCGCTGCGAGGAGGTGCTGACATGATCTCGGCGGAGAACGCGCTTCTGACAGCGATCCACGCAAGGCTTTCCGGCGATGCGGAGTTGACGGCGCTGGTAGGACCCGATGCGATATTCGATCGCCTGCTGAGCCGGCCGCGCCTGCCGGCGATCGTGTTCGGCGAATGCGAGACCCGTGACAATTCGACGGCGACGGAGAGCGGAGCGGAACATTTCCTGTCCCTGGAGGTCTGGTCGGAGGCCCATGGTCGCAAGGCGGTTCAGACGATCGAGGCGCGGGTAAAATCGCTCCTCGATGACGCCGATCTTGCCGTCTCAGGCTTTGTCCTCGTCAACCTGCGGCATCGCTCCTCCAGGATCCGGCGGGTGACGCGGACAGGCTATTTCCTCGCCGAAATGCGGTTCCGCGCCGTAACCGAGCCTGCCTGAGCGCGGCTCTTTCCAACAAACCGAACGGAGTGTGTGATGACAGCCCAGAAGGCCAAGGACCTGCTGCTGAAACTGCATAATGGAAGTGGTTTTGAAACGGTCGCCGGTCTGAGGACCAAGACGCTGAGCTTCAATGCCGAGACGGTGGACATCACCGATTCCGAAAGCGCGGGACGCTGGCGCGAGCTTCTCGGCGGAGCCGGCATTCAGCGCGCCTCGATGACGGCAAGCGGCATTTTCAAGGATGCAGCCTCTGATGAGACGGTGCGCGCGGCGTTTTTCGCCGGCGCGCTGGTGAGCGCTGAAATCATCATTCCCGGCTTTGGGACGATTGCCGGCCCCTTCCAGTTCACCTCCCTCGAATATTCCGGCCAGCACAATGGCGAACTTCAGTTCCAGATAGCAATGGAATCGGGCGGTGCGCTCAGCTTCGGGGGCAGCGCATGAGGCGGGGACAAACGGGCGGCCGCGCCAACCGCTATCGCGGCGAGGTGGAGGCGACAATCGACGGCGAGCGCCGCATCCTTTGCCTGACGCTCGGCGCGCTGGCGGAACTGGAGACGGCCTTTTCGGCCGATGGCCTCGGGGACCTTGGCAAACGGCTCGGAGCCGGCCGGCTGAGTGCGGCCGACCTGATCGCCATCATCGGCGCGGGGCTGCGCGGCGGCGGCAACGCCATCGACGACGACGAGGTGGCCGCGATGAGTATCGAAGGGGGCGTTGCCGCCTATGCGAGACTGGTCGGCGAGTTGCTGACCGTGACCTTTTCGGGAGGGCAGGCCGAGCATCCGGCAACGGATGCGGTGCGGCCGGACCCTTCCTAGCCGCAGCGGCAGGCCCTGAGCCTCCCGGCGCCGAGCCTTTCCCCTGGCGTTCGGCGCTGCATACGGGGCTTTGCCTGCTGCGGCTCAAACCTGAGGACTTCTGGTCGCTCTCGCCGGTCGAGTTCGCGGCGATGACCGGCGCCTTTGCGCCGTTCGCGCTCTTTCCGTCCCGGGCGAGCCTGGAAGAGTTGATGAAGCGATATCCCGACGAAGCGAGGAAGGACGATGGAAACTGACACGGGCGACAACTACGCCGAAGCGGTGAACGGGGCAAGCGCGCTCCACGATGTGCTCGTCGATCTCGAGACCCAGTCCGACCGGTTCTCGCAGGCGATCACCGGCGCGCTGAAGGATGCGACGCTTTCCGGAAAGGGGCTGCAAACCGTGCTGGGCGATCTTGGCCGACGACTTTCCGAACTAGCACTCAACTCTGCCCTGAAACCGCTCGAGAACGCGATCTCCGGGCAGATCGGCAGTCTCTCCGACGGGCTCGTCCAGGTCTTCGCCCATGCCAAGGGCGGCGTGCCCGGCCGGATCACGCCGTTTGCCGATGGCGGGGTCGTTTCGCGTCCCACCTATTTTCCGATGGCCGGCGGCCTCGGGCTGATGGGCGAGGCGGGGGCCGAGGCGATCCTGCCGCTGAAGCGCGGGCCGGATGGCTCCCTCGGCGTTTCGGCATCGGGCCGCGGCGGCGGGGCGCAGATCGTGTTCAATGTTACGGCACAGGACGCGACAAGCTTTCAGAAGAGCCAGGGACAGATCTCGGCGATGCTGGCAAGGGCGGTGCGTTCCGGCCAGCGCAATATTTGAGGAAGATCGATGAGCGCGAGCTTTCACGAGGTGCGCTTTCCGTTGCGGCTGTCGCTTTCCGTCAGCGGCGGCCCGGTTCGGCGCACGGATATCGTCAGCCTGTCCAACGGACGGGAGAACCGCAATCAGCGTTGGCGCAATTCCAGGCGGTCTTATGACGCTGGCTCGGCGCTGCGCTCGGTGGCCGACCTTTATGAACTGATGGCCTTTTTCGAGGCGCGCGGCGGTCAGCTCCATGGGTTCCGGTTCCGGGATCCCGTTGATTTCAAGTCGTGCGGGCCCTTGGCGGATCCCGGCCCAACGGACCAGCGGATCGGTGGTGGCGACGGGGCAACGGCCGCTTTCCAGTTGATCAAGTCCTATGGCGATGTCGCGGCCTCTTTCGTGAGAACGATTGAGAAGCCCGTCGCCGGAAGCGTGCGGGTTTCGGTTGACGGGATCGAAGTACCGGAAACCGACTTCTCGGTTGATACGACGACCGGAATCCTTGTCTTTGCACCCGGTGCGGAGCCTGTCCCCGGAGCCGAGATTTTCGCCGGCTTTCTGTTCGACGTACCGGTCCGCTTTGATATCGACCGGATCGACATCAACATGAAAGCCTTCAATGCAGGAAGCGTGCCGTCGGTGCCGCTTACGGAGATCATGCCATGAGAACGTTGGATGCCGGGTTGGAGGCGCATCTGAGAGAAGACGCGACGACCATCTGTCATTGCTGGAGGTTGACGTTGAAAAACGGGACCGTTCTCGGCTTTACCGAACATGATCAGGATCTGTTCTTCGCCGCGACCTTGTTTCTGGCCGCAAGCGGCTTCTTCTCCTCCGGTTTCGAGGCGGAGGAGGGCTTGGCCGCAAGCACGAACGAGGTTGTCGGCGGCTTTTCGCATGATGCCATTTCCGAAGACGCGCTGGCGGCGGGCGAGTATGATCGAGCCCGCGTTGAGGTGTTTCTCGTCAACTGGCGCTCGCCCGAGCAACACCAGCTTCTGCAGGTCTACGAGGTTGGCGAGGTCTCGCGCGAGGGCGGGGGATTCGCCGCCGAGTTGCGCTCGGTCACGCATCGGCTATCGCGTCCGCAGGGCCGGAGCTTCACGCGACGCTGCGATGCCATTTTCGGCGATGCCGCCTGCGGTTTCGACCCGCACACCTCCGGTTTCTTTGCCACCGGAACGATAATTTCCGTCGAAAGCGATACCCGGCTTCTGGTTGCCGGCGTGGACGGTTTCGGCGACGGTTTTCTTTCTCAGGGCGTGTTGCGGTTCGAAAGCGGCAATCTTGCCGGCCTCAGCTTCGACATCGAGGCAAATGCGGTGGCCGAAGGCGGCGTGCGCATCGACCTTTGGCTGCCGCTGGAGCGCCTGCCCGAAGCCGGCGACCAGTTTCTGCTGACGGCCGGTTGTGACAAGGCCTTCTCCACTTGCCGGACAAAGTTCAGCAACCACCTCAACTTTCGCGGCTTCCCGCATGTGCCCGGCGCCGACTTCGCCTATTCCTATGTCGATGGCGAGAGCGTGCATGACGGCACTCCGCTCTTCAAATGAACACGATGGGAGCGCGGGCGGTCGCCGTGGCCGAGACGTGGATCGGCACGCCCTATCGACATCAGGCCGCCAGGCGCGGCGTTGGCTGTGACTGCCTCGGGCTCATCCGCGGCGTTTGGGATGCGCTCTACGGCGAGCTGCCGGGAGCGGATATCGACTATGCCCCTGACTGGGCCGAACGCAGCGGCCAGGAGCGTCTGCTCGATGCGGCGATGCTTTTTTGCGGCGAGCCGCTCGCACAGAACGAGATGGCGCCCGGCGACATTCTGCTGTTCCGCTGGCGGCCGCAGTTTGCGGCCAAGCACGCCGGAATCCTTAGCGGACCTGACCAGTTCATCCATGCCTACGAGCAGGCGGGCGTTACCCGTTCCTCGCTGGTTCCCGGATGGCGCCGCCGGATAGCCGGCGTCTTCCGCTTTCCCGACGACAAGCCTGTGCTTCTCCAGGCGGGATGAACCGCCTTCCTTTACGTCTTCAACAACGAAGCGGCCAACCGCAACGCTGCGGGGCGGCTCGATTGCATATTTCTTGAGGTCTCGCGATGGCGACAATCGTTTTTCAGGCGGCGGGCGCTGCTATCGGCAGCGTTCTCGGACCGTTCGGCGCCGTTGCCGGACGGGCGCTTGGCGCACTTGCCGGTGCAGCCGTCGATGGATCGGTCTTTTCCGGAGGACGCAGGACGAGCGGCAGCCATTTGCCGACAGCGCGGGTGGGCGGTGTCGAGGAAGGCGCTGCAATACCGCGCGTCTACGGTGCCTCACGCGTGGGCGGCACGCTCATCTGGGCCACGCGTTTCGAGGAAGAGGTGCTCGAGGAGCGCACGGGCGGCAAGGCGTCCGGCTCGGCGGTCGAAAGTTTTGCCTATTACGGCAATTTCGCCTTCGGGATCTGCGAGGGACCCGTCGCCGGGATCCGGCGAGTATGGGCGGACGGGCGCGAACTGGACCTCACCAATCTCGAAATGCGTTTTTATCCAGGTGATGACAGCCAGTTGCCTGATCCGCTTATCGAGGCAAAGCAGGGAACCGGCAATGCTCCCGCCTATCGCGGACTGAGCTATGTCGTGTTTGAACGCCTGCCGCTCGACATGTTTGGCAACCGCATACCGGTGCTCCAGTTCGAGGTGCTGAAGCCGACCGGAGCGCTCGAAAGCCAGATCAGGGCGATCGCGATCATTCCCGGAGCGACCGAGCACGGGCTTTGCCCGTTTCCGGTGACAGAATCGCTCGGCAGCGGGAGGCAGCGGGTGATGAACCGCAATACGCTGACCCACGCGACGGACTGGGAGGCGTCCATCGATGAGTTGATGGCGCTCTGCCCCAATCTGGAGCGCGTGGCGCTCGTTGTTGCCTGGTTCGGTTCCGATCTGAGGGCCGGGGCGTGCAGCATTCTTCCCGGCGTGGAGACCGCGTTTCGTGCGGAGGAAAGCGTGCCCTGGCGCGTTTCCGGGCTGGCGCGTGATGAGGCCCATGTGGTGAGTGTGCATGAAGGCGGCCCGGCCTATGGCGGCACGCCCAATGACGCCGGTCTGATGGCTGCGATCGCCGACCTGAAGGGGCGCGGCCTTAAGGTCTTTCTCTATCCCTTCATCATGATGGACGTGCCGGCCGCCAACGGTCTGCCCGACCCCTATGGCGGTGCCGAACAGGCGGTCTATCCCTGGCGCGGGCGTATCACCTGTTTTCCGGCCAGCGGAGAGCCGGGGACGAGCGACAGAACCGCAGCCGCTCGGGCGCAGATCGAGGCGTTCCTGGGTACCGCCGAGCCGCACCACTTCAGCGCGAGCGATGCAGGCGTCGACTTTGCGGGAACCGATTCCGGTTACCGCCGTCTCATCCTGCATTATGCGCATCTGGCCGCTGCTGCGGGAGGCGTCGACGGCTTTATCGTCGGTTCGGAACTGAGGGGACTTACCTCGATCCGCGACCACAACGACGCCTTTCCCTTTGTCGAAGGGCTGATCGAGCTCGCCGGCGATGTTCGCGGCATTCTCGGACCGGAGACGGCGCTTACCTATGGCGCGGACTGGAGCGAGTATTTCGGTTACCATCCGCAAGACGGAAGCGGTGATGTCTATTTCAACCTCGATGCGCTTTGGGCGAGCCCGGACATCACGGCCGTCGGCATCGACAACTACATGCCGCTATCGGATTGGCGCGACGAAGATCTGGCCATGGAGAGCCCGGATAACTTCAGGAGCGCGACCGATCCGGCAGGTCTTGAGGGGCAATTGGCGGCTGGCGAGGGCTTTGACTGGTATTACGCCAATCCGACCGCGCGCGCCGCGCGAGAGCGTACGCAGATCACGGACGGGCTTTCCGGCAAGAACTGGGTCTATCGCTTCAAGGATATCGAGGGTTGGTGGTCGAACGCGCATCATGACCGGATCGGCGGCAGCGAAGTTCCAACGCCCTCCGCCTGGGTTCCGATGGCCAAGCCGATCTGGTTCACCGAACTTGGCTGTCCCGCCGTGGACAAGGGAAGCTGCCAGCCGAATGTCTTTGCCGATCCGAAATCGGCGGAATCGACATTTCCTTATTTCTCCAACCGCAGCCGATCCGACGATGAACAGCGCCGTTTCCTGGAAACGCATCTTTCCTTCTGGGCGGGGGAACAGGCTCCTCCCGGCATGGTCGATCCCGACCACATTTTCCTGTGGTGCTGGGATATCCGGCCCTATCCGGCCTTTCCGCAGAACGGTGCATTGTGGAGCGATGGCGCCAACTGGGCGACAGGGCACTGGCTGAACGGCCGATTGGGAGCGGCGACGCTTGCCGGCACGGTGCGAGCGCTTCTCGCCGATCACGGTTTTCATGCCTGTGACGTGAGCCTCCTGAGCGGTGATCTGACAGGCTACCAGCAAGCCGAGACCGATGCCGCGCGTGATCTGATCGAGCCGCTGCTCTCGCTTTATTCCGCCGACTGTCTCGAAACAGCGGGTGGACTGATTTTCCGGTCTCGTCAGCGCGCCAGCCTGCCGTCGCGGTTGATCGACAGCGTTGCCGAGCGCGGCGAGAACACCGGCTTGTGGCGGGAAACGCGGCTTCACGACAGCGATTTCGCCGGGCAAACGGTCATAACCTATCTTGATCCGACCACTGATTACGAGCAGGCAAGCGCCCGGTCGAGCCGGGCGATCGCTGCGAATGACAGGGTGCTTCGCTTCGGATTGCCAACGGTGCTTTCCGAGACGACGGCTCTGGAGAGAGCATCCGCTTTGCTGCGCGAAAGCCGGGTTGGTTTGCGGAATCTGCAGCTTGAACTCTCTCCGCAGGAGCGCGGCCTGGAGATCGGCGATATCTTCGAACTGCGGGATGGCCCGGCCGGTCGCTTCATGGTGACGCGGCTTGAGGTCGCTGAAACGATAAGGGTTGAGGCGCGCTCTTTTTCGTCATCGGCCGGCAATCCGGCTTTGCCGGCAGAAAGGACGCGCCTGGTGCGCGACGCAGCCTCGGACGGTTTTGCGCCGCGTGTCGTCTTTCTGGACCTTGCTCGCGACCGTTCCGGTCCGGCCGAGAGCTTTGCTCGCGTTGGCGTGTTCGCGCGGCCGTGGCGGCGTTCGTTCCTTGCCTCATCTTCAACGCAAGAGGGGTACCTGCCAGGTGTGGTCATCGATCGCCCGGCCTCAACGGCAAGGCTTGCCGCACCGCTTCTTCCGGGCAAGAGCGGGCGGGTCGACTTTACCCGCGAGCTTGTTGTCGATCTCGACTTTGGCGGGCTTTCCTCGGCAACGAGAACGGCAGTTCTGAACGGAGAAAACCGGATTGCCGTTGAAGCCGACAATGGCGTGTTCGAGGTCATCGGCTTTCTGGAGGCCTCCGAGATATCGCCAGGGCGCTGGCGGCTTGGAGGTCTGTTGCGCGGCCTCCATGGCACCGAGGACGCGATGCTGGCGGGAGCGGGTTCTGGAAATGATGCCGTCATAGTGAATGCATCCGTGGTGCCGATCGGCCTCAGCGAGCGGCATACGGGCCTGATGCGCAATTACCTGGTCGAAACCGCGCATGGACAGGTCGATCCGCACGCGCCCTACCAGTTTGCAGGCGGCTTGCGCGCCGAGACGCCACTGTCGCCGGTTCATCTGCGTGCGCGTCGCCTCGCGTCCGGCGACATTCTTCTCAATTGGGTGCGGCGTTCCCGGCTTGATGCCGACGACTGGAGCGCGGCTGACATACCGCTTGACGAGGAAATCGAGGCCTATCGGGTCGAGATCCTTTCAGGCGAAGTGCTGGTGCGCAGCAGCGAGACGACGGCTCCAGAATGGCTCTATGCGCATGCGGACCAGATTGCAGATTTCGGCAGTCTTGTTGAACACCTTTCGGTTCGACTTCGTCAGATGGGCCGAAAGGTGCCTCTGGGCACGCCTCTTGAGCAGCAGATTACACTCACTGTCTGAACAGAAAGGAACAGGCATGGACAACACGAAGAAATGGTATCTCTCCAGGACGGTGTGGGGGGCGCTGATTGCCATCGCCGCGCCACTTTTCCAGATGGGGGGCATCTATCTGGATCATGGAACACAGAGCGAGCTTGCGGCATCGATTGCCACGATGGCAGGGGCCTCTGGGGGACTGGTTGCTCTCCTCGGGCGGATTGCCGCGAAAGGGACGCTGACGCGCTGAAAAGGGGCGCGTCGACGGCAGCCGGAGCGTTTTCGCGCTGGCTGCCAGTTGTTCCGGTTCGTCCGGGAAGGACTATTCATTTGCAGTTCAGCCAACTATTCTTATCAGTAAGGACTGAATGAATTTCATTGGGAAACTGTGTGATGTTGAAACCGATGCATGGATTGCAGTTGGCGCTTGCGGGAGGCCTGCTTCTGGCGTTTCAGACCGGCAGCACGTCTGCGGCCGATTGTAACGCCGCAGCCCAGACTGTGGTGAGGAGTACCGGCGGGCAGCTTCTGTCCGCGGTGCTTACGCCGGACGGCAATAGTTGTCTGGTGACCGTCATCATACCTGCAAGCGATGGCAACATGCCGCGCAAGATCACTCAGACCCTGCCTGCGAACTGA